ATTATAGGGACACCAGCTTTCCCTGAGATCATATCTGCAGCTTTACAGAAATGCTCTCCAAAATTAGTATTTCCAAATCCCACGACTCCACGTAGGTATGTCCTATTACTAGGAATGTTTAAAAACTTTGCCACCTGCTTTGGTACCGCTGACTTATCGCTTCCGCCTCCATAGGTGGGAACCATCAGAACGTATTCTCTATTTACATAGACTGGATGTGCAGGGTCCCAGTCTATTGGAATGCGGATGGCGGAGTCTGTAAGTTTTTCTACAAAGCGTTTTGTATTTCCAGAATAGTTTGAAAAGTATACGATTTGTATAGACATCTATTTTAACTCCTTTTTAAAATTGGGGATAGAAAAGGGAGAGAGCCGAAACTCTCTCCCTAATCAATTATATCTCAATTACTTGAGTAGTGCAACCTTAGCCTTTGGGAACTTCGCATTCCACTTCTTTGCTAGAGCGTTGAACTTAGTCTTGTTACCTGCAGCCTTAGCTTCGGCAAGTGCAAGCTTTGCAGTTAGATCTGCAATCTCAGCCTTTGCAACAGCAAGTTCTGCATCCTTAGTTGCTACAAGAGCAGCAAGGTCAACAATCTTCAACTCGCTACGGACGAATCCAGTAGGAGCGGTTAGTCCAGTTACAGCAGTTGCAACAGTTGCAGATGCAAGTAGGTCATACTTGCCAACAACTAGGCCTGCTAGCTCTCGTACAACGGTACCAGAAGCATCAGTGTTTGCTGTGTAGGTTGTGCTACCAGTTGTGCTTACAACCTGAAGTGCTACAGCAGATCCAGAAACAGCGTTACCAAATACGTCAGTACCAGTAACAGTCACCTTAGCGGTAGTTCCTAGAGCAGCAGTTGGAGCATCTACCTTGATGGTGTTAAGAGCACCAGCGGTTCCCTTAACGTAGTAGGTAGTGGTTGCACCATCAGCAGTAACAACAACAGTTCCAGTCTTAGTAGTCTTAGTGAATACAAAGATGTCTGCAGTGGTACCAGTACCAGTTGCAATAGATACTGTTGATGAACCTGAAGCAGCGGTTGCACCAGTTAGGCTGGTAAGCAATACTGCATCAGTTGCGGTTGCGGTTACGGTTGAACCAGCAGCAACGCCAGCAAGAGCGATCTTAAGAGCGTCAGTTGCATCTACAGAGTTGTCTGCAGGTACAGGAAGTGCTACAGCGTTTGCAGCTGTAGTTGGAGCAGTTGATACCGCAACAGCGTTAACGGTAAGTGCTGCAGATGCAGCGTTAGCAGGAGCAGCTACAAGAGTAGTTGCTGCTAGTACCACTGCAGATGCAATGGCAATAAGTGGCTTCTTTAGTGAAGTCATGTTTTATTTTCCTTTTCTGTTAGTTAGATTAGATCGAATCTAGCCAGGTATTCTTTAACCTCTTTTGGCATAGGCTTATATTGTATCACACCGTCTTTGTTGTTGTCAACCTGTGTTTTTGGCCTATCCCTGAAAGTATGAACCTCTACTTCAAGGTTCTGATCCTTTGGGGTATGTGATATTGCCCCAAAGATTGCACCACACACGGCATCCGCCAAGTCCTTGGAGGATTTGCGAGGGTGGTCAACTCTATTGCCCTTCATAATCTTTAGCTCTGTGAGCTCTTGAAACAGCAAATCTATTGCAGGCATAGCCAGACGCTCTTCATAGACAAGCATGGCCATGTCCTCGTAGTGCTTCTTGGCAACAGAAACAGTCTCAGTTCTAATACCAACTGCCTTCAACTCGTTCTGAATATCAAATGATTGCCAGCGGTCAAATGACACCATACCGATATCAAATCCCTGTCTGCGTAGGTTCTGGATCCACTGCTTGACCTCTGAAAGGTTTACAGGACCCTCAATGCGTGGTTCCCAGTATACGACTGCATCTACCACTACCATTGGGACTACCTGTTCGTAGTCTTTCATTACCTGAACAGATACCCACTTTTCTACGTGAGCAATTGCGACAGCACACTTGTCGTGCCTTTGTGCAAGGTCAGCGTGGACAAAGTACTTCTTGTCTGGGTCTGGGGTGAACGATGGATCAAATCTCTTTGCAGTATCAATAGGATTGCGAATAGTCATGCATGCTCTCACCTTGTCCTGTTGCTTAAAGAATGCGTCAGATGCAAATGTTGGAACACATGCAAAACGTTGCATAGCATCGCCAAGGTCAGTGAAGAATGAAACCTTGAAGTCGTCTATCTTACGAGTAGGGTTAACTACCCAGGTAGGACGCTTAAGTGCGAATACACCTGGATACTTATATGATGTGATTTCATCTTCATCCCACTCAATCTCTAGACTGTTTCCCTCTTGAGACTCTGGAAGATCTTCATTCATAATAAATTTGTGTGTCTTGTGGATCACTTCTTTTTCAGCAATAACGTCATCGTATCTTTGAGAAATAAAGTCTCCTGGATAACGTGGGAAGGATAGTAGTGCTACCTTTCCTAGGTCTGGGAAACGTGAGTCAACTGATGCACGGAAGGCCTTATAGATATTATCTGCAGTCTTACCCTGGTCATTACCAGTTCCAATCTCCTGTGCGAAACCAGAAATCTCGTCAAGTACCGCAAGCAAAAGGTTTAGACCCTCATGTGACTCACGCTCAGAGTGACCTGAGTAGACGGTAACTGAGTGGTCAAACTCAATACTGTCTGCCTTTGCATAGAACTTTCCAGCGAACCATGGTGAGCGTTCGATCTTTGACTTGAATCCTTTAAAGAAAACGTTCTTAGCCTGCTGGGCGTTAATAGCTACGTTGATAATATCAATAGCGTCACCAGAAGGCTTACCGAAATAACGAGCAGGATCTTTAAGACAAAGTAGTTTGTAAACGATATACGCACAAGCAACAGTAGAGGTGAAGTCCTTACCAGACCCCTTACCTAGCTGTAGGATGACCTCGTTCTTAGTATACTTCTTGTAGTATCTACGACCTTCTACATCTCCCATAAGATCGACAAGGTCTTCTAGCTTATAGATTTGAGACATTGCCTCTACGATGTCATACTGAACTTGTGACAATGGTGGCTGTCCTAGATACGCTTCGCCTTCAACAAATGTCTTCGCATCAACAGGACGCTCTGCAAAGTTGTCGGACTTAAGTGCTTCTAAGAAATCATCAAACATCGTTGCTTACCACCACGGTGATTACTTCTTTATTCTTAGATGCATCGGATAGTCTACGCATGATCTTGTCTCTTACCTCTGGATGTTCTGCTGCGATATCCTTTAGGATACCCACCAAAATTTCCTGGCGGTTCTCAATGGCAATCATCTCTTCTGCAAGTTCCTTGTTTTCAAGTAGTCCTGCCTTTTGTAGCATATCAATACGCTTAGACTCTAGGTCCATGACTAGCTTGATGCCTGCAGTCTTTGCTGGCAAGTTTGCTACAGTGGTTGCTTCATCAATAACTTCGTATGCTTTTTGAATAAGCTTGGAGTAGTGAGTGTCTGCACCAACAAGAGCCTCCTTTGCACGAGCACGAATAGCAGCATTGTCTGCAGCCATGGTTCGCCACTCATTAATGTAAGCCATTACCTTTTGACGTGGCATGGCCAATTCTTTAGAGATCTGAGTAGGCTCATTGCCTGCCAGATACTTTTCTACAACCTTGTTTACTTCATCAAGGTGTTCTACTGTTAGGTCTTCAAACGACACGTTTGGCCCTCTTTCTTCTAGTTGGAACTCGCTTTACGTCCTCTATCTTAAAGGCACGAAATGATGTTGTTGCACCTCTTTGCAACTCAAAGCAGTCCACCCATTGAGATCCTGTTTCAGAGTTTGTTGTCAAATAGTCAAACTTAAACTTTACTCCATACTGCCCCTTCACCTTGATGGTGTCTCCACGGACTACTTCAAATCCGTCAATGATTAGTCTGTCTTCACGAACAAACTTTGTAGGAGCTAGTGTAGCTGCATTCTTCTTACGAGCCATATTCTGTCTTTCTTCCGCCGATTATTTTGGTGCATCTGTCGCAAACAATATAGGTTATACCTGTATAAGGACACGAAGATTCCCTGGGGCTATCGTGTTTGCAAGTAATTCCAATAAAGAATCCAACAATCTTCTTTTTAAAATGTTTTAGAACCCTCATCGTCTTGATTTCCTTAGTCCAAACTTGGCAAGATAAACATAGATAGTTTCCACGCTTGTCCCACATTCCTTTGCAATGTCTTCTGGACTCTTCTTGTCCATCCAATAGCGTTTCTTTAACCACGCTTCATTAGTATACAGCTTTGCCATTTACTTGTCAATCTTTCCCCAGTTGTGAACTGCGTAGTGGCCAATACCAACGGCATCTGCTACGTCATCATCCTGGATATTCTTATCATAATATGTATTGATAAACTTAATTGTTCTCTGCTTACGAATTTCACGAGACTTATTCTGGTACCAGTTTTTAGACTTGCCTGGGAACTCGTTCATGAGGTCCTGCTTTTCCTTTACAGAGAGCTTGTTGTTACCAATAAAGCTTTGCCATGTAATAGGATTGATTGATCCTGCTGTTCTGATGCCTGCCAGCTTTGCTGCCCCCAGGAGTGCTCCCTGGATTAGGGCAAGATCAGAAGCAGTCTTTGGACTGTTAATGAAGACAGTGTGCTCAATAACGATTGCGTCAACCTCAAACTGCTTAAGAAAAGGAAGAGTCTTGACTGCAGCGTCTCCGAGTTTTTGGTATGCATTGTTTCCTTCAAATTTAATCTTTCCATATCTAACTAGGGCCATATCAGAAAAGATAGCAAAAGCGAGGCTATTAGTGCTAGCGTCAATAGCAAGAATATTTTTGGGCTTCTGTGCATTATTAAACTGTCCGATCTTTACCATTACTTAAACCTTTGATCTCTTTCAGCATCTTTGTTACATCAGATGGATTGTTATCGCATGAATTGCACAAGACATCGTCATTATACATTGAGATGGCATTGCCACAAGACTTGCACTTGCGGTCCTTACCATACTTCTTTCTGCGTCGAATTAGTTGATACCTAGCTGATATCTTTTCTTTAGTTGCTAGTTCTCTGCACTCTGCAGAGCAATATATCTGATAAGAT